AGAGATGATGACAAGTAATTACATCAGGTAATACATTAAGTAACCAAAGGTTTATAAAGGTGGGTGGGTAATTATGTAATAGAAGGTGAACACACATGAGAGAAAAACAAAAAGTTGAAAAAGTCCAAGAGTTCAAACGTGGAAATCTAAAAGTTGAAAGGTTTGATAGTGGTAAGGTCAGGCTGAGTGTTGGTGGTTCTTCTGAGGAGATGTGGTTGAATGTTGACAGCCTGAGAGAAATATCTGATAGAGTTGAAGAAGACATGGAGGCTGATAACTAATGTTTAATAATATAGAAGGCTGGGAGAAGTTGGAAGGTAGTAGAATGGGTCCAGGTTGGGAACATAAAGAGACAGGAGATGTATTTTTCTTTTTTAATCCAATGTTTGCAGCTACTTTTTATTATAGAGGGATTTATAAGAAGAGGAAAGAGAACGGTGAGTTGTCTGAAGGTGAAACCATTTTTGAGACTGAAGAAGGTAGGGAAGATGCTAAGGAGAAGGCTAAAAGGTTTTTAGAAAGTGAGAGAGGTGATAAACAGTGAACATGGATTATTTTAATATGGACTCGGGTTATGGTAGTTGTCAGGTGTGTGGCTGTGAGATAAGTGAACATAGACCTCAAAGTAGTGAGGACTCTGCTTATATTAGGGATGGTTTGTTTTTGTGTAGAAAGCATTTTGACATGATTGAGAGTGGTTTGAAGAAGGTGAGAAAAGATGAGTGAAGGAAAGACTGTTTGGTTGTCGGCCGAAGTTCTTGAAAAAATCGAGGAGGAGTCAAAGGATTGGATGTCTCCCAACCAGTACCTCAGGGAAACATTATGTGACATTATGGAGGAGGGTTCTGAAACTCTTGATGAGGATGATGTCCGGGAGATTGTTAGGGAGGAGGTGGTGTTAGAGGCGTTAAAATGAGTTTTGAAAGTGAGGGTTTGAGGGTTGATTGGAAGTATTATGATAAACAAAAAGTTTGTTTGGAGAAGGCTTCTAAAAAGGATAATGATATTACTGTTTTTCTTGGTGGTTATAGGTCGGGTAAGTCGATAACTGGTAGTCGTTGGTTGATTCGTGAAGCAATGTTTAATGAAAATGGACAGTTTTTGTGTATGGCTGTGGATTATAATAAGGGTAAGCAGACTACTTATAATGTTTTTTTTGATCAGTTGCCAGGGAGTAAGACTAATCCGTTTAAGGGTGGTTCTCCGTTGAATTGTCCGTTGGTAGCTCATTGGACGAAGATTGATAGGACTTTGACTTTTTTGAATGGTTCTACTATTGTTTTGGCTGGTGCTGATGAAGAAAGCCGATATGAGGGAGGCAGTTTCAATGCGGTGTGGATGGATGAGCCAGGGAATTACAGGTCTAAACTGGATGGCGTTACCTCAACTATTCTTGAGAGAATTGATGCTGGTCCTCCACAGAGTATTTTGTGGACCACTACGGGTAAAACTGGTGCTTTGCAGAGGATTTTGCAGGATCGTGAGTGGAAGGATGGTTCTAGTGTTGATATTAATTTGGAGGTTGTGAGGGTTTCTACTGAGGAAAACCCGTTTTTGGATAAGTCTGCTTTGAAGAGGCTTAAGAGGCGTTACAGTGGTTCGGTTAATGAGGGTATGGCTCTGCATGGGGAGTTTGGTGATGTTGAGGGACGTGTTTACCCTGATTTTAGTCGTGAAAGACATGTTAAGCCTCGTGAAGAATTAATGGGTGAGATGGATGAGAATACTAAGTGGTTTTATGGTTATGATGCGGGTTGGAGTGATGAAAGGGTTGTTTTGAAGTTTTGTGAGGGGGTTGATGGTTCTTTGTTTATTGTTGATGAGTTTTACGAGTCGGAGAGTTTTGTGTCTGAGGTTATTGAGTGGTTGGATGAGCAGCCTCGGGGTAGGCTTGTTTCTGAGCATGTGCCTGAGCATATTGAGCGTTTTAAACGGAGTACTGTTCATAGTGTTGTTAGGGCTAATAAGAGTTTGGATCCTGGTATTGATGCTGTTAGGGAGAGGGTTCATAAGGATGGTTTGTTTGTTGCTAAGGAGTGTGATAATACTGTTAGGGAGTTTTTGGGTTATGAGAAATGTGATGTTGGTGGTAGTAATGTTTCGGATCATGCGATGGATTGTGTTAGGTATGTTGTGATGGAGGTTGATGGTGGGTCTGATTTTTTTGTTGATTTTATTTGATAGTAAGTTTCATAAAGTAGTAATTTTAATGTATTATTAGTAAGGTGACTAAAAAAATTGATGTAGGTGATGAAAGATGAGTGATGATTTTGTTAGTTGTGGATTTTGTGGAGAAAAGTTAGAAAGTAAACAAAGAGCAGAAATGGAAGGGTTTGAGGATGAACTTGTTTCTGAGGTGGTTCATGTAGTTTACCCAGCTAGGATTACTTACAGCGAAACTAATGGTGATGGGGATTTTAGTTTGTTTAGTGTGGCGGGTGATACTAAGTTGTTTTGTGGTCAGTGTTGGGATTTGAGGGCTAGTAAAATTAGTGTTGATGAGCGTCAGAAAATGCTTAGTGAGATTAATGGTGTTTTGAATACTAATTATGAGTTGAAGGAGTCTGTGAAGGAGGGTAAAAGTGTGGATGAGGTTGTGGATATTTTGTCCAAAAATTTTGATAATGTGTTGAATAGGTTGAAGTTGATTCTTCAGAAAGGAGAAAATGACGAGGTGTCTGGCTGATGTTGGGTTGGTTGAGGAAAAAGATTGGTTACTTGTTAGGTTTTAAAGATCCTGTGGATTATGTTAAAGAGGTTGAGGACAGTAGTGATAAGTTGGTTGTCTGGGTTTTTAAAGACGATGTTTCCAATAAAGTAGTTAATGAATATATGGAGAGTTTGGAGTCTGCTTACATTAATTTTTATGGTCGTGATAGTAATTGTTTGCAGGTGGGTTGTACAAATTTGGAGGAGATTAAGGAGTTGTCTATTGAGGAGTTGAAGAAGTATATGTATTGAATCAAGGATTTTTTTTGGGTAAATGTTTTAAGTAGAGAAAGTTAATAATTATTTGTGTAGTGTATGCCTTTTATAAATCTTAATAATAATGAATCTAAAATAGAGCTTGTTGATAATTCTCCTACTAACCCTCTTGGTAAAAGAGCTCGATTTTTATTCGATACTCGTGGTTATGGTGTGCCTAGAGCCGCTGACCTTTTCACTCCGTTGAAGTTGCAGCAAACAGGTATTGGTTCGATTATGAATTCAACTATTAAGTCGCAGATCACTACTCAACCTTGGACTTTGAAACCGTTGAATGAGGAGGAAGCTGATTCTGTGGTTTATGACGCTATTGATGATGGTACGCGTTTTTTTGAGGGAGGTTTTAATTATAATAGTGAAAGTTTTGACCATTTGTTGAAGAAGCATGTTGATGGTGTTTTAGCTTATGACGCTGGTATTTTTGAGTTGGTTCCTGATGAGGACGGGTATTTAGCTGAGATTTATAATCGTCCTGGAATGACTTTTACTAAGAATCCTGATGAGTTTGATCGTTTGCCTCGTCCTCCTGAATCTGCGTATTATCAGTTTGGTATGTCAAATTATTCTCAAAAAGTTTTTGACGGTGAGAAAGGTAGTGTTTGGGATTTGATTGATTCTGTGCGTAGTTTTCAAGGGTTTCATGTTCAAACTCAGAAACCTCAAGGTTTTACGAGGGATCAGATTGTTTGGACTGAGGAGAACCCTTCTGAGGTCGGTGTTTATGGTGTTGGTCGTTTTCAAAAGGTTGCTAGGGAGTTGCAGATTTTGTTGAGGGAGGATAGGCAGAATTTGAAGTGGTATAGTGAGAATGAGTTCCCGAAGGGTATTCTACAAATAACTGGTATAGATAAAGGAAGTATTGAGGATTTTAAGGAGCAGTGGAAGAATAATTATAGGGGTCGTCAGCATAAGTTGCCGATTTCTCCTAATGAGGTTAAGTTTGAGCCGTTGATACCTGATCCTCAGGCTATGCAGTTTTTGCAGAGTCAGGAGTGGTATTTGAAGCGTGTGGCGATGGCTTTTGGTTTGACGGAGACTGAGATTGGTAATTTTGATAATGCTAATAAGGCTATTTCTGAGCATAATGAGGCGATGGTTTATCGTAAGACTACTAAGCCTTTATTGAGGTTGATTGAGCAGCAGATTAATACTGAGATTTTGCCTTATACTCGTTTTTATGAGCGTGCTGGAGGTAATATACGTTTTGAGTTTGATACTCATAATCCGAAGGTTGAGAAGATGTTGTTAGAGATTTTGGAGAAGAAGCAGAATATGGGTGTTGTGCATATTAATGAGGTTCGGAATGAGTTGGGTAGGGAGACTGTGCCTTGGGGTGATGTTCCTGTGGAGGCTGTGAGAAGTCAAGCTCGTGAGAATCCTAACTGGTTTTTTGAGATGGCTGGTATGGATGCTGATGAGTTACCTGAAGATGATCCTGATCCTTTTGCTTTGGGTAATAGTGTTAGTTCAGTAGACCAACTAAATGATTGTGAGGATGGTTTAAAAAAAAAGATTGTGAGTTTTAAAAACGCTTTGTTGAACGCTGAGAAAGTGAATGAAAGGTTTGATAAGGAGGCTTTGCGTAATCAGAGAGGTGGCAGGTTCACTCCGTTGGTAGGTCATATGGAAAGTGTGAAGGGTGAGGTTTCTAGTGTTTTGAAAAATTCTTTGAATCCGTTGTTTGATTTGTTGGAGGATGAGTTCCCTAAGGAGAAAAAATTGGATAAGGGTTTTTTGGAGAAGCGTTTGTTACCTGATGTTGACCGTATATTGGATGGTTTGGATTTGAGGGATAGTTTGTTCGCTGTTTTGTCGGAGAGTAATGTTGATGCTATGGAGAAATCTGCTGAACATGATGAGAGTGTGTTGAGGCAGTTGATTGAGGAAGGTGTTGATGTGCCTGATGAGGTTGATTTGGATCTAAGTGTTGATCTTGGTGATAGTTATGCGGCTGAGGTTTTGAGACGTAATACTTCCAGTCGTGTGGTCCAGGTTGAGGGGACTGTTGGTGAAATGGTTCGTAACGAGTTATTGGAGGCGGCTGAGGATGAGGTTGCTTTGGATGAAGCTGTTAATCGTTTGGAGGAAAGGGTTGACAGTATTAGTGAGAACCATGCTGAGTTGATTGCTAGAACTGAAACGATGGATGCTGCTCGTGAAGGTGCTCAAGCTTTTAGTGAGCAAAGTGATTTGGTTGATGGTAATGAGTGGTTGGCTACTAATGATGGAAGGGTTAGGCCTTGGCATGAGGCTATGGATGGTGTGAAGAAGCGTGTTGATGAGGATTTTGTTGTTCCGTCTGGTTGGCAGGGTAAACCGTTTTATCAACCTGATGATTATCCTCGTAGTGCTCGTAAGGTGGGTGATGACCAGCCTTGGAATTGTAGGTGTGATCAGTTACCTGTTTTACCTGAGGATATGCCTGATGATTTGGTTCAGTTGAGTAAGGATTTTGATTGTGTGAGTTTTGATGGTTTAACTGAGAAGCAGTATAGGATTTATAAAAGGTTTAAGGAGGATTGTGAGAGTAGTTTTGAAGTTGTTTGGAGGCGTTTGTGTAGCGGTGTTTCGATGAATAAGTTGTCGGATTTAACTGGTTTGTCTAAGAATACTGTGTATCGTTGGAGTAAGGATTTAGGTGTTCGATAGGGGTTTAAGAGGTTATACTTTTATAAAATGATTGTTAATTTAGGTGATATAAGGATGAGAAAGTTTTTACAAGCTAAAAGTTTTGAATTGGAAAACGCAGATGATGGTAGAGTTTTAACTGTTCCTATTTCTAGTGTGACCGAGGATCGTGATGGTGATAGTTTCTCGGAGAAAGGTTTGAAGTCTATGGTGGAGCAGTTGAAAGACGGGACTGTCCCGTTATTTCTTGACCACGGGTTAAGTGCTGAAACTGGTTTTCAGGAATATAGGACTAGTGATATTATTGGTAAGTGGGTTGACGGAAAGGTTCGTGATGGCGAGGTTTACGGTAGTGTTAAGCTTCGTGAGGATGATGAGCGTGTTGATGAGTTGGTTTCTTTGATTGAGCAGGATATGCCTGTCGGTTTTTCCGTTGGTTTTCAACCTGTTGAATATCAGGAGGGGGAGTATGGTATGATTTTTGATGAGATTGATTTGTTCGAGACTTCTGCTGTTGGTGTTCCTGCTAACCCTGATGCTGTGACCGCTGGTTTGGCAATTGCTAAGGGTTTGTCTGAGAAAGGTGTTTTAGGTAAAGGTTTTGATGCTGACCGTTTTGTTAAGGTGTTTGAGAAAGCGTTGAAGGATAATGATATTAGTGGTGTTGATACCATGTCAAACGAAGAAAATGAAGATGTAGATGTTTCAGAACAGAAAGAAAAAGAGGGACAGGAATTACAGGAAGAACAGGATGTTCAGGACGAAGGTCAGAAGGAACAGTTGGATGTTGATGAGTTAGCTGATAAGTTGGTTGACAAAATTGATTTACAAATCTCTAAGAAAGTTGAGCAGAAGTTACTTGCTAGGTTTAAGGAGTTTGATGATGATGAGGTCCAGGAAGTTATGGGTATTCTTGGAGGTCATTTTAGAGAACTTTTTGAGTCTGTGATGAGTGCTTATAGAGGTGCTGAGGATGATGAAGAGTTTTCAGCTATGCTTGACAGTATTCTTGACTCAGTTAGTGAGGGTATTCAGGAAGATTTAGAGAACGGAGACAACGATGAGGAAAGTGGTTACGAGGATGACGAGGATAAAGAAGACGATGACGATGTTGGTTACGAGGAAGACAGTGTAGACGAGGATAAAAAGGTTAGTGACCCTGTTGGTAAGAGAATTACAACCGTTAGTTCTGAAACAAAAGAAAATGAAGATGTTGAAGAAGTGTCTGGTAAGAAGGATGCTGATGTAAGTGTTTTTGATTCGTATTATTGAGGTGTAAAAAAAGATGAGTGGAGCTAGATTAACGCAAAAGTTACTTGGAACAACTGATGACTCTCAGGTTTTTAAGAAAACTTGGGAAGATAACGGTTTTGCCAAGATTAATAGAAATGGAGTAAAGATTACTTCTCCATGGAGAAAAAGGTTATTTAAACAACTTAAAGAAAAAAACGATGGTTTTGTGAAGGATAACAAAGGTCTTGTGAAGAAAGCCCTTCATACTTGGTCGAAGCATGGTGTGACCAAGGAAAGACTTCAGAAAAGAGTTCAGGATTTGTCTGAGGCTGAGAGAAAAGGAGTTATGGACGCTGATAGAGTTGAAGATCATGTTCCGTTGGTTTTCGACCCTGAGATTTTAGCGATTTTGAAAAATACTGCTCCTATTTCTACTGATGTGATTGCTGAGGAAGGTCAGGAAGGTTTCAAAGCTGTTGCTAACAGAATTGATGATAGGGATGACCCAGTAGGTCACGTTTCTGAAAGTGGTTCATTGAATCTTTATGATCAGGAGAAGGGAGTTGATTTTGAGAAGATTGAGGAAGATATGACTATATATGTTGATGTAGTTAGTATTTCTGAGTTTTCTCAAGCTGCTTCTGAGCATTACATGGATGTTAGAGAGACTACTGTGGGTCAGAGAGTTGCTGCTTTCGGACAGGATAAAGAAGCTAAAGTTTTGTATGCTGATCCTGACCAAGAAGCTAAGGATGAGGAAGGTGATGACACTGGTGGAATTGGTTCAGAAAATGTTTACAAAGGACTTGCTAAGTGGTTTTCAGACGCTGATGCTGAGTATGATGAAGACCATGAAATAGATAAGTCTAGTGTGAGTGAGGACTTTTTACAGGATATTAAGGCTGAAATTTATGACTTGCTTCAAAGCGATTTAGCTGTGACAGCCGACGATCTCGTGGTAGCTGTGTCTTATACGATGCACGATATTTTAGAGAATGAGATTGATAGTCCTCATGCTAGGCATCCAACTAACGCAGACTACCTTAACTGGGGAGGTCAGGAACTCGCTGTAGGTGGTGTGCCTATTGTTCCTACTCATATGATCAGGGAGCATGTTGATGGAAGTGATTCAGAATCTGGATCTGAGTATACGGTTGGTGATGAAGGGGATGTTTTCATCATTAATACTCGTGCTGCTAGGTTCAGGGTTTTGACTCCGTTCTCGACTGTTCCGTTGGGTATGAGAGGTCTTGCTGATGAAGCTGCGATGTTTGAGTTCGGGGCTTTGATTGACAGGGCTGATGGTCGTTTCGGTAAGTGGTTGAAAGCTTACGATATATAGGTTTGAAAGAGGGGTGTTAAGTTACCCTTTTTTCTTTTTTTTCTTTATTTTTTTTTGTTGGATGTGTTGGTTTTTTATAAAAGTAAAACTAATGTTGTTATATGATTAAGTATAAAATCGTTGATGTTTCTTGTGGTGCTGTTACTTTGAAAACTGAGGAGAAAGGTTTCAGGACTTTTTCTTTGAACGATGATAATACTTTTGAAACTGATTTGACGGTGAAGGATAGTCGTGTTTCTGTTGTTGATGGAAGTGGAAGTGTTGAGGATAAAGGGTTGGAGGAATATAGTTATAATAGGCTGCGTAGTCTAGCTAAAAAGTATGATAGTGTTGATGGTCGTCTTGGTAAGGAAGATTTGTATAAAAAGTTGAAGGAAGCAGGTGCTATATAATGGCTAAGAAGTTGAAAACTGAAAACGGTCATGTAGGTAACTGGGAAAAATTAGAGGAATATTTAGATGATAAACTTAGCGAGGAAAATGTTCCTGCTGAAAAACGGAACATGGAGAAAAAAGGTTGATTAAGTTATGAGTTTAAA